ACCAAGCCCATGGCGAAGTCGACGGCTTGTTTGCGCTGGCCAGGAAGCAAGCGGCCGACTTTGATGGCGTCATCAATGCGCGACTCGACTGTGGCGCGGGCCGACTTGGCTTCAGCTTCAGCCACAGCGGATTCGCGGGCGGCCAGGCTGGTTTCGCGCTCGGCGAAATCTGCTGGCAGTTGGGTCGCCTTAAGCGCGTCGCGCTCGGCGGTCAGCGCGGCGACTTGCGCCTGCAGTTCCTCGATCTTCATGGGGTCTTCCTCAGAAAAAGACGGCATTACGGCTGCCGACATGCCATTGCTTGCGGTGTCTTCGTCTTCCTGCTCGGTGGCGGCAGTGGTGACGCTGTCAATGGAGTAAGTAGGCACAACCTTGTCGGCGGCCTCGATGCCCTTGTCCGCGATCAGCCATTCGCGCAGGTTGCGCATCATGTCGGCGATGTTGCGGAAGGCCCAACGGCCGGACTCGCTGAATTCGACGACGCCTTCTTCGGTGTCGCTGAACTGCACTTCCTTCAGGCCTTTGATGGCCGGTGGTTGTGCGCCCAGGAAACCGACGTGGCGCAGGTACAGCGTGCCGGGCTTGGGGTTGTTGGGGCTGTCTGGCAGATACCAGGACGCGCTGCGCTTTTTGAAGCGGCCGGACTGCACCATTTCAGCGAAGTCAGCGTCGATCTGCTGGGGTTCTGCGCTGATCGCACCGTCGGCGTAGTTCAAGGACTTGATCCAGCCGTAGGCGGGGCCGTTGTCGCGCGGGTGCCCGACGACGATAGGCGCTTCGTGCAGCTCTGGGTCATAGGCGGACACGGCAGCGCGCAGCACGTCTTCGCTGAAGTCCAGCGTGGTGCCGCTGCTGGCCGTGTGACGGCCTGGCTTAAAGATTTCGAATCGCTTCATGCTGGCGAATGTATGGCGACGCCAGCGGCCTGAATAACCGCAAATATCTTCCCCTGCTGATAGGCACTAGGCAGGCGCTAAAAATTGCGGCTAAAAAAATTCCAAATAATTTCTGTCAACTACTACTCTGTAGGGTTTCTTGAACTACAATAAGCGAAGCCCCAAACGGATTGCAGTCCGATTGAGGCTTCTAACCACTCAAGGAAAGGCGCTTCCCAAATGGCTAAAGTCATTTTACCTGCTCGCGATTTTTACGTTTACGTCCATCACCGGGCGTCAGACGGCAAACCATTCTATGTTGGCAAGGGTCGCGGCAACAGATCCAATCAGACCGCAAACAGAACCGAAAAATGGCTTGGCATTGCCATTGACGGTTACACCGTTAGCATTCACAAAACAGGCCTTAGTGAACAGGATGCATTCGCCATCGAATGCGCTTTGATCAAAGATTTTGGCCTTGAAAACCTTGTGAACGTCACAGAAGGCGGACGTCTTGGATTCAAACGCGACGAACCAAATTCAAATTCTTCATTTGCCAAACAGCTTTACCAGCTCAAGCGTGAACATGGTTTGACGAACGCCAATATTGCAGATTTGGCGTGCGTAAGCATCAAAACAGTTGAGTCGTGGCTGGCGGACGCAACATCAGCAAATCACAGAAAGATGCCAGAACGAAATCTTGTGCTGATCAAAAAACTGATCGGCACGAAATAACTCAACCAAGGAAAGCAGCATGAAACCCTCACACACACAAACCCCCCGAACTCTGGACGAATGCCAATTCACGCCCGGGTATCGATGCCTGAGCAGCAAGCAGCCACTCATTGAAGTGATTGCAGCCTATGCCTTGGCCACTGCCATTGGCGTGGGCCTGGCCGCCTGCCTGTTCTTTGGCTGGAGTTCATGACCATGGCAGCCCAGCAGATCAAAACCCAATGGATCCAGCCAAAGCCGCCACGCGCAAAGCCTGGCAAATTGGTTCGGGTGGATGTGGCGTCACTTCAGGTGACGGACGACAAGCCAGTCGTGACCCGCGTCAAGCAGGGCAACAAATACCAGGCGCTGTTCGAAAGCATGGTGCCAGGGCAGTGCATAAAGTGCCGCCCCGAAGAAACACAAAGCGTTTCGCAGTCGATGCGTAAATGGATCTTGGAAAACCGGGACATCACAAAGCTCAAGGTCAAAGCCGTGATGAACTATCCCGACGACGGCTTGGGCCGCGTGTGGATGATGCAAAAAGGCGGTGCCGCATGATCAAGCACACACCGGGGCCGTGGGAGCAAAAAATACAAAGCTGTGGGTTTTGGTCTATCTGCACGGTCTATGGAACAGAGCAAGGCTGGATTGAAATACACGCGCCAAACGGCAGCGACACCGCAGACATCCGCGCCGAAAGCACGGCCAACGCCCGGCTGATCTGTGCTTCGCCTGACCTGCTGGCAGCCCTGCATGAAGTCCAGCGGCAGCTTATGAACTTGCAGCCGATTATTGGCAACGGTCTTTTGGATGATCGTCAGCTTGCGTTCGTTGATCCTCACATTGAGATGAGCCTTCAGGCCGCAAACTTCGCCATCGCCAAAGCAACGGGGGCAGCATGAGCACACAACACACACACGGCTGCTGTGCCGACGAGTCCTGCACCAACAATAGTTGCATGGAGTTGCCAAAGGGCAAAACGTGCGGTGACTGCTACGCATTTCGCCACTGCACAGGCTTTTACGGGGTCCAAAAGGAAAACACCAGCTGCGATTTCTTCCCGCGCCGGTTCCATGAGCCAGCAGCCAAAGCAACGGTGGCCGCATGATCGACACCTACTTCGACCGCGTCGACGCCGCGCAAGGCTTCACGCCCACCCGATGCGCGCCAGTGCACGACGATCCGCGCTATTTCATGGGCCAGCTGTACGCCAGCATGATCGACCGTAATGTGGCCGAAGCCAGGTTTAACCTGCGGATTTTCATCAATGCCAACTGGTGGAACCACCGCTGTGAACTTAAGAAGGGAATCAAGCTGGGCCACCGAATGAGCATGTTCAACACAACAGGTCGCCGCGCATGAAAACGCCTCACCTTCGCCAGCTGCTGCGCAAACATACCGACGGCCTGACGATCAAAGATCTTGCCAGATTGATCGAATCTTCTAGGCCAAACACCTTGCAAGCCCTGAAGGCAATGCCCGACGCCTACGTCGACCGCTGGGAAGGGCCGAATCGCGGCCAATACGCGGCGGTCTGGTGCGTAGTCGTGCCGCCTGAAAACTGCCCTCACCCAACACGAAAGGAACCCGAACAATGACAAAGCCTGTGCCCATTTACATGGACGAACGCGCCACCGTCGCGCTTCTGATCCGCCTGTCTGCGCTTGCGCGCAACACCGACGCCATGCGGATCTATGGCGTGCACGATCGCCAGGTCAACGAATTGGCCGAAACCTTGCGAAGCGGCCAAAAAAACACCTTCTACTGGATCGAACAGCACATGCTCGACGTCGTGCTTGGCGAATTGAAGCAGGCGCGCGAAATCGCGGTGCGCCGCATGAACGCATCGCTTCGCGGCAACAGTAACCCGCCGCTGCATGACGCGCAGTCCTTGGCGACGTATTCGTCGCTGTGCGAAGCCATGCGCAACGCATCCACGGCCCGCGACAAGGCCAGCAACAAGGGCTGTGCACCATGCACGCAAGACTGCCGACAGGGCAGGGACTGCCCGACTCGCAGCGCCCCGCCACTCACCAGCTTGGCGCTGTGTCTTGTGCTGGCCTGCGTCATTTCTCTGATCATGGTCTGGTGATGGTTGCTACCTTCGCCAACATGAGTACCGCAAAGGCCCTGGAAGGCCTGCGCAACACGATGGAAAAGCACCAGCTGACCCAGCGCGACGTGGCCGAACTGTGCTGCGTCAGCATCAAAACGGTCGAATCCTGGCTGGCTGATCCGTCGTCGGCGAACCATCGAAAGATGCCACCGCGCCACATGCTGGGGTTCCAGCATGCAATCCATGGCTTTCTGGCCAAACGTAGAACCGCCGAACGCTCGGCAAAAAAAAGGAAAAAATAATGTGGATCTTTTTGAATGACGCCTTCATGTCTGTTGTCGAACACCGCGACGATCCAACTCTTTTGATGGTGCGCGCCCGCCTGCCTGGCGACTTGGAAACAGTGTTTCCTGAGTTTGTCGACCGCGTGCTGACGACGCCTAGCAACGACTATCGGTTTCGCGTGGTCGTCACGCGTGAACGACTCATGCAGGCCATGAATAAAAAAATCGACACTATCGATTACGACAACTTCAAGGCGTCTGTTCGGGACCATGCCCGCCATGATGCTTATGTCGGCGTGTGGTCGGTGATGTACCGGGCGCAGAATGCGGCGATCAAGACGGAACGCGACTCGCGCACCATCCCGATCAATTTCGACGACTGATCAGCCCTCTGTGATCATTGCGCGCACTTCTGCGCGCTCTTCCTCAAAGGTTCGGCCACTGCCTTTCAGGTAGTCGGCGAACCACTCCAAGGCCTGCCCCACCAGGTTGGTGTCGTCTTCGTAAGGCAGCACGACGACACGTTCCCCACTCGCTTCGATGACTTCAATTCCGCCACCAGGCGCAGGCACCAGATCGCCTTCGCGCGTGTGCAGCGCATTGCCTGGCGTTCCATTGGGGTCGGCATAGCTCGGCTCGACCCACGACAGGACGCCTTCGCCTGGGTAGACGAACGCGGCCGGTCGCACAAAGGCGCGGTCGGATCCTGGGCTGTAGATGAACACCAGCGCGCCGGTGTCCCAGCTGCTGGCGATGGCTTCATGGTCTTGCATTGTTTTGCGCCTTGGTGATGATGACTTCGTCCAGTTTGCGCCCGTCCGGCCAAGTCTTGTATCCGTTGGACGTCATCCAGCGGATCGCGTCGTTTACCTCGGTCAGCGTTGACAGCACGATGCGATCAATGTCGTCGAAGATCGAAACCCCGCCCTTGAAGATCGTTTCATTGCTGCTGCTGTTGGCGACGTCCTTAAACGTCTGCACCGTCTGGCCTGCTCGGTGCTTTTCCATGTTGCCAGGCGTGACCCGGCCAAACTGGTCGTCGTTGTAGGTGATCGCGTCCATGCGCTTGATGATCGTCGGCTTCCAGTAGACGCCTGATCCGTTGGTGCCGCGCTTTCTGATTCGGGTGAACAGGTAGTCACCGCCACCCGATGCCATGTCGGATTCGACGGACGATCCAGACAATGGGACGCCACGGCGCACGCGATCGACCAAGGATGCCATTGTCCCGCCCCCACCAATGACGGGCTTCAGGCGCTCAAAAACGCCGCTTCCGGCATCGCTGCCAAGGCCTTGCGGGTTGTGGAACATGACGTAATCGCGGGCAAAGGATTCGAACTCGGGCGTATCCAGGTCGGGCCGCGTCTGGTAGGCCCGGCCATGGCCAAACGCCTGGCGCACGCCCTCAATTCTGCGCCAGCCTTCGCTGTTGGCGACGTCCACGCCGGTGGACTTCTTCAGGATGTCCAGCTTTTTGGTCAACGCCTCGGCGTCGTTGCCGGTAATGGCGTCGTATTGGTTGCGCCAGGCGGTCATGTCGCTGCGGATCAGGCGCAGGCGCGCAAAGGCGTTCAGGTACAGGTGCTGGCGGTCGATCAACTCGGCGCGCCGTTCATCCAGCCCGATGTCCTTGATGGTGCCAAACACCTTTCCCGTCGATGCCGCGCCCTTACCGGCCGCATCGATCTGGATGATGCCGCGCATGGCAAAGGCGACGCCATCTTCGTGCGGGAAGTAGCGAACCATCGTGCCGTCTTGCATCTTGCCTTTGTAGTAGACAGAAACGCCTTTCACGCTCGCGGTGTTGCCATTTTCCTTGGCAAAGCTTCGGTCAAACGACGACGTCTTGAATTCGTAGGTCGATTTCACCCGCTGC